CTTAATATCGTTATTATAACCTTCAAGAAATCCTTTGATTTCACCTAAAACCCTGTGTTTATCCATATTATTTTTTTATTAAACGGTACGTTAACTTCTTTGTTTTTACACTATATCGATACTTTACATTATCCATCACAAATTCATTGGTTTCCAAAACCTTTTTAGGGTCTTTGGGGAAGATACCTGATAACCAAAGTGCGGTTATCGAATTTTTTGCCACGACCCGAAAGTAATCATTTTTTTTCTTAATTTCAAAATCCAGAAAATTAACATCGTTTTTGTCTCTGGTTATGTACTCCAATATTGTTGCAATTCCAACATAAACATCGGCTTCAATTTCCTTACTTGCAATATCATCACCATACAATATTGAGGCAAATAAAAAATCTCGAAACGGATTAATCCTCCATTGATAAGTTCTTCCCATGCTTCTCCTTAATTTTTTGAATCACCTCACTTAAGACCGATTCATTTACATCTGATTTATAATCTTCGTTGTCAATGACTTTCACTATTTCCTTGCGCTTGCCTTCAATAGCACTGAATACGTAGTCATCAATGGTATCAGGAAACACCAACACATAAATATTAACAGCATTCTTCTGACCAATTCTATGTAATCTGTCTGCAACTTGGTCATATTCACCAACACTATAGGGGAGTGTCATGATAAATAGTTTACTGGCAGCAGTAAGGGTTAAACCATAATTACAGGTTTGAATGCTACCAAGAAACACTTTTAACGCACTATTTGGGTCTTGGAATGTTTTCACGATACCCGCACGAACTTCCACATCTTTTTCATCACCAGTATGAAGTGCGGAGATATCACCAAGTTTTTTATATAACTCATACAGACTATCTTTGAAAAAATCTACAACCACGACCTTTTCACCTGTTTGAAACACGTTTTCAATCAACTCGATAGCGTGTTGTACTTTAACAAGCGCAAGATACTGTCTGAGGCGAATCATTATTGTCAATGGATTATTATTTGGGTGTTCAACAAATTCATTTGCCACACCTGCTTCGATTTCATCATAGATTTTTTGTTCGGCATCGGTCATTTCCAATATGATGCGCTGATAGGTTTTATCTGGAAGGTCTTTAAGAGCATCGATTTTACGTTTTCTATGCGTGAAAGGTGCAATCTTGAAATAAAGTTCTTCGAGTTTCTGAGCCATTGTATCAATCACATATCCCCACCCATCATCACCACGAGTCATGCCACAATAATATTCATTGAAGTATTTCTTGGTTGGGAAATCAACATCGGAAATCTGATTAAGAACAGTATATAATTCATAGGCACGATTCGGTGCAGGTGTTCCTGATAAAAAGATTTTACTAACCTGTTCGTTTCTAAAGAGTTTTTTCTTAAACGTTGCTTTGAAATTCTTGTAGGTGTTGGCTTTGGTATTTTTGAGTTTTTGTGATTCGTCACAGATAACACAATCAATTACATCAACGCCCAATTTCTTCCATTTGGTGATAAATTTTTTCTCTTTGGTGTTCTTAGGGTTGAAAAAATCGTAGTTAACAATAATGTATTTGGCTTCTTCAATACCACAATTATTATTCTTCCAATTTATTATATGTGCGGTGCTATTGGTGAACTTCAGAACCTCGTAATAGAAATTGAATTTCAAGGAGTTAGGTGTTATAACAAAAACCTTTTCAAAACCATTCATTTCAACGTAAAGAATTGCGCTAAGTGTTTTACCAAGTCCCATTTCATGAGAAATTAATGTGCTACGTGTGGCATTCATGAACATAGCACTAACAATTTGATGTGGATAGAGTTTAATACCTTCCTTTAAAAGTGCGTGTAATCTTTCGCTGTACTCCACATAAGTTTCTTCGAGTTCTTGCTTATATTTAACCCAATGTTCTTTCTTTATATTGAGTTCGGCAATGAACTTACGTTTTTCGGCTTCAGTAACCTCAACCTTTTTGATTTGGTCAATAAATATCTTGCGACTGTCATCATTACCGAAATCGAAATGAATCTTTTTGGAGTTTCTGTATCTCTTAATTAATGCAAATAGTGACGCTGTGTTGACTTCCCAACACATCATACCAGCATTCCATTTACGAGTTTCCTCTGGAAGATTTTTGATTCTTTGAATTAACTGGTCATTGATAGGGAATCTGAGGTAATACCACTGTCTCTTTCTGATTCTCTCACAATGCACTACGAAAATTGGCGATATATTCATATTTATATCTACTTTTTTGTTTGTAAAGATACCTAAATTTATTGAAAACACAACAAAATTTTCAATATTTCACAATAAACAACAAACATAAGTATTTATAGTAAAAATATTATGAAATCAGGAATTTATGGAATTAAAAACATCGTTAATGATAAAATATATATCGGAAGTTCTAAAAACGTTAAGAAAAGATGGTATTATCACAAATATAAATTAAAAAAAGGTACACATCCTAATAAACGTTTAGAAAATGCATGGAAAAAATATGGTGTTGATAGTTTTATATTTATTATTATCGAATTAATCGAACAAACTAATTTGATTGAACGAGAGCAATATTATATTGATTATTATGATGCGTGTAGTAGAAATTGTGGGTATAATTTAACACCAACTGCTGGTAGTTCTTTGGGTTATAAACATTCTGAAGAAACTAAACAAAAAATAAGTGATGCACTTTCTGGAAGAAAATCAAAAAGATTAGGTTGCGTTCTTTCTGAAGAAACCAAGAAAAAAATGAGTGAAAGCGCAAAGAAAAAACCACCAATATCTGAAGAAACTAAAAAGAAATTAAGTATCGCACGTATGGGGAATAAAAATGCGTGTCGTATTGTAAGTGATGAAGAAAGAAAGAAAATATCAGAATCGCATATCGGTATTAATCGTGGCGAGAAAAATGGTATGGCAATTACAAACAGAAATGAGATAATTGCAATGAGAAACGATTATGATAACGGAATGACAATATCTGAAATAATGATAAAATACGATAAAAAGAACTCATTTACATATCAAATTGTTAAACGATTAAGGTGGAAATGGTTAGATTAGATTTTAAGGACAAGTCCCGGGCACGACATAAATAGTATTGTCATTCGTCAGGTCTTGTCCATTGTTGCTTGGAGCAGGGAAATATGTTGTGTTAGTTGTTAAGACATAGACTGTTAACCCATCAGTAATATCTTGTCCATTATTACTTGAAACAGGAAAATATGTTACGGCACTTGGAGCAATGAACCAAGTAGTCGCATCTGTTACGTCTTGTGGATTATCACCGAAAATCGGAAGGTATGCTGTCGTACCTGTTGGTGCAACATATATTGCTTCTTCACTCGTTATGTCCTGCGAATTATTACCACTTATAGGAAAATATGTACTTGCTGTAGGAGTAACATACAGGATAAAGTCGTTTGTTATATCTTGTGGATTATTATTACTCATCTCATTATTTTTATACTACAGTAGTTTTCGTATTACTATCAGAAATCTGGATATTTATTTTATTTTGTGTTGGTAAAGTAATTTTACCACAATATTCACCAAGGAAATCAAGTTTGAATTCACCAAGAAATCTACCTGCTTTTCTGGTTTGTGGTAGTTTGAATTTATATGTTAATGTATATTCTAATTCATCGGGATATTCTGGTCTGTTATTATTAACAACAAGGCTTCCAGCGACATTGGCTATGCGATACAAACCAGTGTCGGCTTCTATCATAGAGAATGTCACACCAACGTTTTCCAACATGTCAGGAGTAATGTCGTATTGCTCCATAGCGAATTGCGTCAATGGATATTTCAAGACAGGCAGCGTACTGTCTTTCTTGATAAAAAAGTTGTTAATATTAAATGTGCTATAATCCATTATCCTACGTCTTCATCGGCATCATCACCTGCAATTATTCTTTCGGCTTCCATCAGTTTTTCCCTATTGGCTTTGACCATATTAATCTTATTCTTGGCGGTAGCACCGATACCATCACCAATAAGACCCATCATAAGTGCTTCGAAATAAGTGAACTCGTGTCCAACGAATTCAACATAAAATCTAAACATAATATATGTTGACAAAAATGTCACCAAGTACCTACGCCAGTTATCTTTTAACCAGAATCTCCACTTCCATTTCTTTGGGGTTTTGGTGCTTAATTTATCTCTATTACTTGCTTCGTTTAGTCCATAGATTATGTAACCAATGGCTAAGAACCACGAGAATCCAAATATCTGAATCCAAGTGTATGCTCCAAAAATTACTTCAAAAATCTCACTCATTGCTTTTGTTTTTAATAAATACTATTATCTGTCTCGTTTTCCGTGTATCTTCTCTTTATTTGGTACAATTTTACTAAAGGCATTAGTTACTTCGAAATCGTAATTCTTATCCAAACGCATTTTATATGAATCATCACCTGATTTAATAAAAATGTGTTTGATAACGGGGTCGTAATTCAATTCATCAATAACCA